AACGGGTGATAAAATGGATGACTATGGTGATCTTTTCGGCGGTACTTACGAACCTGTAGATTACAGTTCTTCAAATTGGGTACCTACCCCTTGGGATACACCTCAAACTTACGACGGACTGTCACTTACCCCTGTTGATTGGAGTCAGACGACACCTGAGCAAGAAGGTGTCGGTGTTGGTAGTTTTGGAGATTATTCGTACGATGAAGTCCTTGGGTCAATGTTTGCACCTGAATCTAATGCGAATCAAAGTACGCTGAGCAAAATTGGCAGTTTCCTTGGTGACAACTGGAAAGGTCTTTTGGCAACAGGTGTCGCAGGATTTGATGCGTATAATCGTTACGATCAACAAAACGATAAATCCGCACAAGACGCCTTAACTGCAAACTCAACTATCCTCGGTAACGACTTCCGTAATTACTCGGGAATGACTTCCGGTGCAAGTGATCAAACGACTAAGGCGCGTGATAATGTTCTTGTCGAAGATTATATGGCTAGACAAGCATTAAGAGACGAAGTTCAACGGAGTATTTTAGAAAAAGATGGTGTCAACACAGGTGGTCTTTCTGCAATAATGAAACAATTGAACCCTGGTTACGCGGATAGAACTTCTAGAGTCGCGGGTTACGAAAATAACTTCAATCAGTATGCAGATGACTTACTCGGTGTTCGCGATGTGCAAGGTAATTATGACCGTCTAAAGTTTGCTCAGCCACAAATTCAAACGATCGCACCAACTTCACCAGTTCAAACGGAAAATCCATTTGCAAGCCTACTATCGGGTATCCCTGAAGATGTAGACCCTGCACTTTCTTCAGCGTATATGTCCTACCTCAATTCCTTTGGTCAGGGTTAATCATGGCACAAATCCAAGACGCCTTCCAGTACAGCAGTCAGTCCAATAGTTCAGGTAGTTCTTCAACTGACCAGCTTCCGAATTGGTATTTGAATGCTGGGAATAAGTCTACTGACTATTTCAATAAACAACTGAACAATCTTCCGACGCAAGGTTATCAGGGTGATCGCTACGCCGGTTTGTCTGGTCTACAGCAGTCGGGTATCGGACAAGGTCAGGGGTACATTGACCAAAGTCAACCGATGTACGGTCAGGGTGCAAACATGATGGGTCAGGGTGGAAACCTGATGCAAGGGGCATACAATCGCTTGAGCGGTGCTGGTCAGTATGATCCTGCTCAGATGCAACAGCACATGAACCCGTATTTGAACGGCGCATTGAACACAATGACCAATCTGGCAAATAGGAACTTGACTGAGAACGTTATGCCCGGAGTAAACAGTACCTTTACCGGGGCAGGGCAGTTTGGCTCTACACGCAACGCTGATTTTATGAACCGTGCAATTCGTGACAACCAAGACAGTATCAACAATGCAGCGGGGACAATGTTGAACCAGTCTTACGATCAAGCTGCAAATGACTATCTGAACTGGGATAAATCTGCCATTGACGCAGGTCAGGCGATGGGTTCTACTGGTCAGAATATGGGTGCGCTCGGACAAATGATGGGCCAATATGGTATCACTGGTCTGAACACTGGTATGAACCTTGGTCAAATGTCACAAGCTGATCAACAGGCTGCACTTGATGCACAGAAAGCTCAATGGACTGAGAACTACACGTTCCCGAACGATGTTTACGGTGGTCTTTCTAACGCCTACAACACCTCTGTCGGACGTCTTACCAATCAAGGTTCCATGTCTCAAAGTTCTAGCGGATCGAATACTTCGTATCGTACTGACAGCGGTATCACTGTTTAAGGAATCAAAATGGCGTCTCCTTTGGATATCTACGCAGACCTGCAAGAGGAATACGGTCGCCTCACGCAAGAGGAATTGGCTAACCGCGCAGCGCAAGTCAGTTCCCTTGGTGGCGCATTGTCGCAGATGAAGTCTGCTCGTGGTTCCCGCCTTGATCCTCAGTTCTCAGCTTTGATTGGTGCGCTAGGTGGTGCTTTCCGCAACAATACCTCTGCCGGTGCAGAAGGTCTGAAGGCGTACAACGAAGCTCAGGCACAACTCGAAGCCGATCCGGTTAACGAATACAATGCCGTCGGCGGTTATTTGACCAAAGAGACCGATCGTATTACCGAACTCAAGAAAGCCCTTTTGGCAGGTATGAAGGGGTTGAAGGCAGATCAAGGGAATGGTTGGAGAAGTGATTTCAAAGTAATCGGTAACGCAGGCGTTGCTTTCAATCCGAACACAATGGAAGTAGAAGAGATTTATCGTAACGAAGCCAATTCGCCTTTGTATGGCAGAATTTATGATGAATTCTTGAAGCAATCTTTGAAACCTGAACTTCGTTTTGAAGGTCCTGATGCAGATGAAAAACGTCTGGCATGGGTGGCAAACAAAACTGATGCCGCTATGAAAATGGCTAAAGCTACTGACAAGACTCGTATCGGTAGCCCTGATCCTTACCCGACTGACGGTGGTGTTCATCGCCCTGGAATGGACCCTAACACTTTGCCGAAACCTGTTCAGTTCAGCTTTACACCTGATCAAATCGCTAAGTTCAAAGACCCTGCTTATTTGGCGCATGTTAGAAAGTCAATGTTACCTGAAGAAGCAGCACAGTTTGACGCATGGTTGAAAGCGCAGGCTCCTACATTGGCGCAACCCGCTGGCCCAGTGAGCGGTGCTCCTGCTGCAAAAGCGGCAAGTGGTGGTCCGGAGTTAATGACTCCTGAAATTCTGAAGATGAAGGAAGAGCAGTACAAGAACTACGCTAAGGAACACGCTGCTGATAAGGATGCACTCAAGTCTTCTTTGAGCATGATACCTTCAATGAGCGTGATGAAAGCCATCCTTAGTAACAAAGACATGCGTATGATGAGTGGTCCGTTGCATGAGAAATTGGTTGCCGGTGCGGGTTATTTGAACTATCTTGATCCTGACAGTAAGTTTGTCAAGGTAGGTGATGATGTGCCGACATACTTCTCCAATATGATGAACTTGGTTCGTGACAAAATTCAAGCTCTTGGTTCAGGTACAGCAGTGTCTAACCTTGACTTGATCGTTACGCAAAAGTCCGTTGGTGACCTTCGTAACAATCCTGAAGGTAACAAGAAATTGCTCGCCATCATGGACTTGCAGAATGCCACTTTGAATGAGAAGTTGGGCAAAAAGATTGGTTACTTTGAATCCAATAAGAACGGATATGAAGGTTATGATCAGGTTGCGATAAAGAACGCGGATGAGCCGACGCACATTATTCGCCGTGATCAGAACACTGGGAATTATTACGTCCAGAACAAATCTGATTGGGTCAAAGAATGGTCTGCCAAGAAAAAGATGAAACCTGAAGAAATCGTTAAGTATTGGAAGAACGAAGCCAATGACGCTACGGCGAAATTGGTTGACGGTACTTCTATCAAGTTCGGAGGTCGGTAATGGGCTTTACATCTGACGAAGACTTTGCTTCAACAATGATTAAACCTGAAGGTTTGAAACAAGGGTTTACCACTGAAAAAGATTATGGCGCTCCGACCAACGATGCGAATTTGAACGTCGCAAAAAGTCGCGGACGCATGTCTTCGTTTGGTACAGGTGTCGGTTACGGTACAAAGCAAATCAAGAACGCTTTAGAAGAAGCGTATCTGAAGTTTGTTGGTACTGACCAAGAACGTGAAGACTTGCAGAAAGAAATCGCGCATGAGAAGGACGTTTACGGGCGCGTCACCTCTAAATGGAATCCAAATGCAGGGTACATGAAGGGTGGTAACACTGCTGCTCAGGTTGGATTTGGCATGGCACTGCCGACTGCACAATCAAAAACAATGGGTGCGCGTGCGTTGGTCAATGCACTTATCGGCGGTGGTTACGAAGGACTGACCACATCAGGTTCTTTTGGTGACCGTTTGGGTGCTGCTGGCCTTGGCGCTACCGGTTCTGGAGCAGGTTCCGTTGGTATGGATTTGATTGCCAAGCGTCTTAGCTCTTGGTTGGGAAAAAGTACGCAACCTGAAGCAATCGCTCGTCGTGACGCAATGGTTCGTAAAGGTTTTGAACCTCGTATCGGTGATATTGCAGACCCCCATACCGCAACCTTACTTAAATCTGGCGAGAACCTGTTGGCTGATACCACGTTGGGCGCAACAAAGTTCACCGATGATATCGCTGGTATCGAACGCATGATTGTTCCAGATCGTGCAACAGGTATCAATGCGCTGACCTCAATCGGTAAAGAAACTGAAAAAGGTGTTCGCGCAGCTTCCAATGTAATGTGGGAACCGTTTGAACAAGCCATTCAAGGGAATGTTACCAAGGTTCGCCCCGTTGGTTTACATGAATCATTAAATAAGATCCTTGTTGAATATCCGCAAGTGTTTAGTCAGACCAATATCCCAAATCAAATTACTCGGGATAAGCTGATGAACATTGCAAGCATGGATCCTAAGAAATTGCAATCTATTCCAATAGGTGAATATCATGATCTTCGCAAAGCGTTAGGTGCAGTCACGGCCAATGTAAAGATCAAGGCCACCCCGATTGCAGCAGGGTCTCCCGCTCCATTGGATAAGAAAGCTGTAGGGATGGTTAAAGATCTTTACCGCAAAAGTTCAGAGGACATTGACCGTTGGGGTCGCAACGGAAGTAATCAAAAAGCGCATCAGCTTTTCAGCAAGGCCAATGAAGAGTACAAGAACGTAATCCTTCCTTGGGAAGAGAACACTATTGCCAAAGGGTTGAAAGAAGGTCCGGATAAGTTCGGTACAAAGGAAACCGCCCAATTGGTCAGTGGTGGAGATCGCCTTGAAGCCACTGTGGTTAGAGACCTTATCAAGAAGTTCGGTCCGTATGGTGAATCTGATGCGATTGATGTGTTAACAGGTATGAGTCGTCAAGGGCAAGGTGTTACAGGGCATGATCCAATTCTTTCTGGTATGGATGTGACCAGAGGTATCTTGGCATCACCATTGGCAATGGCTTCGCGAATGAAACCTGTTCAAGATGTTTACTTTGGTGATCCACTGCTTGGCAGTAAAGCGATGAACACTGCTCGCCGTGCAGGTATGGGTTACGCAAGAGAACACGGTGATGTTCCATTAGTTGGTGGTTTGGCACTTTACGATCTTTTGTTTGGTGGCGGTGAAGACGGCGATCGTAATTCTGACGAACCGGGTGTCAATATGCCTATCAGCAGTGCAAATCAAATGGGCACAAGGTAACTTGAGCAAAGTGCGGTAGGCTACCATAGCTACCCACTTGCTCAAACCCTGCTGCTGGCCGTCTCCTGGCCTGCTACAAAGCAATTTAGCGCCCGTTTTGCCCTGTGTTTACAGGTTACACGGTAAGGCGTCATTTAATTTGTAAACATTCGTAAGGTCAGATGTTTACAACCTTGCTCAACAACCCTACAGTGTAGTGCCGATTTAGCATATAGGGTTTATTGCATTGCAACAAAGCATTAGGGGTTAGCTAAGTTTATTGCCACCAAAACATATTGCAAAATAAAAAGCCGGCATATATTACTAGCCTAACTTACTAAACATTGGTGTAAGTGCTTGTTTTTATTGGGCAGTTCACTAAACACAAATCGATCACTTTAACGTTAGCGTGACAGCATAAGCAAACGCTTATATAGGTATGCTTAAATTGTCGTCTTAGGAGTTTGTGCACTGCAACAATTGTAATGCTTTGGTTAATGAAACTCACTCTGACGCGGGATAGAATATTATATAAATATTTCTTGAGAATTGAGACGATATGGGTGGTCGAAGGACGATTGTTTGAGCAACTGTTGCTGCGACGTTTGGTTGCAATGACAATTGTTTTGTGCCACAATTGGCTTACTGTTAATTAACAGTATCGTAAAACATAGGTTAAAGGAGAAGTTATGTTACCGAGTTTTAAATTTGGTCCGGTTGTATTGGTGATTATCGCAGCTATATCAATTGGATATTATGCAGGACGTAATTCAATAAAACAGATTGATCGTATATGCCCTGAGCAGAAGGCGAAGTTGATAACGTCAAGTCATTCAAATGCTGGTACGATTTGTGTCTATCAAGAACCTTGGAAGAACAAAGGTAAGATCAAGAGGATTGAACTATGATTTTCAAACGTAAGCCGCGTGACTATCAGCTTGAAGACTTTGAACGGTCAAAAGACCTGCGAAACTTCGCCCTTCTATTCGAAATGGGGTTAGGGAAATCCAAGGTAACAAATGACACTGCGTTGCACTTATACAGCAAGGGGAAGATCAATGCTGTTGCGATCATTGCCCCGAAAGGTATTCATGCAAAATGGGCCAAGGAAGATTTTCCTAATGACTTCCCAGATGGATTGGAATACCGTGCCGCCGTTTGGCGTTCTGGTAATCAGAAGTCAATTGATGAATGTGAGCGATTATTCAACCCTGGTGAGCGACTTCGCATACTTTGTATGAACATTGAGGCGTTGAGTCAAGACAAAGGTCCTGCTGAAAAGTTCCTGATTCGCTTTCTTGACTCGACTGATTGCATGTTGGTTGTTGATGAGTCTGATACTATCAAGAATCCAGATGCCAAACGAACAAAACGCTTGCTCAAATTGGGTGACAAAGCATCTTACAAGCGGATATTGACAGGTACTCCGATCAATAACTCGGTTTTTGATCTGTATTCGCAAATGACCTTCCTTGACACTGACATCTTTGGTCAATCGTTTACGAGTTTCAAGCACACTTACGCAGAAGTTCTGCCTCCGACACATCCTACAATGATGGCAATCATGCGGAAAGGTGCGCGTTTTGCTCCAGTGCTGGTTGAAAAGGATGTTGACGGTAAGCCGAAGTGGAAGAATCTTGATAAGTTGAAAGAGGTGATGAAACCGTATGTCGCAATACGGCTCAAGAAAGACCATTCAGATCTCCCTGACAAAGTATATCAGTCAATTTATTATGATCTTGAACGTCGGCAGCGCAGATTATACGATGAATTAAAGCTCAAAGCGAAGATCGCACTTGAAGATGATACGGTGACTGTCCTGCATAAGATGACATTGATCATGCGTTTGCAGCAAGTTTTGTCAGGTTATCTTCCAGGTGATACGACTGATGATTTGATTCCATTGTTCAACAATCCAAAAGACAATCCGCGCATTGAAGCTCTATTGACCTTGCTTGAAACAGTGAGCGGTCAGGTTATCATTTGGTGTCGCTTTGTTGATGAAATCAAACAAATTGCCAAACTTCTTGGTGACGAATGTATCACCTACTTCGGTGAGACTACGAATCGTGAAGAACGCATTGAATTGTTCAAGACCGGAAAGGTTCGCTACATGGTTGCGAACACTGCGGTCGGCGGAGCAGGTTTGAACTTGTCAAACAGTGCGACGGCTGTCTACAACAGTAACGACTTCAGTTATCGCAACCGCGCTCAGTCGGAAGACCGACAACACCGCATCGGTCAAACTGAAACTGTGACCTGTATTGATATCGTTGCTGATAATACTGTTGATGAGCATATCACCAAGATTCTTCGTGACAAGAAGGATATCAGTCATGAAATGATGACGTTATAACGCCGCTTGCATTGACCTGTAATAGTGGGTAAACTTGCTGCACTTACTAAATTGTTTATAGGGTAACAAAGTGTCTAAAGTGTACTGCGTGACTGAACCGATCACTTACCGAGATGGTAATCCAGTTCCGTTATTTGATATTACGCCAGCGATTGAATATGGTGAGATTGAGATTTTGACTCGTCATAATCAGTCGATGCAATTCAGCGTTCCAATGATTAGAAGTTTGCGCGACAAGTTGAAGGATTTCAATGACAATGATTTCATTCTTCCTGTTGGTGACCCGATAACTATTGGAGCAGTCTGCGCGGTTGTAGCTGATATCAATGGTGGTTATTACAAGGTGCTCAAGTGGGATAAGAGAACTCGCAAGTACATGCCGATTGAAATTCAAGTGTGGGGTAGTCAACTTTCTTAATATAGGTGCTATAATGGAAAAAGAATTTACGTTGAAAGACTTGATTTTTGCTGCAAAGTTGCAACAGGAGCTTGAGAATCAACTCATTAACGAAGAAAATAGGTTGAAAGAAATAAAAGAACAATTGAACTACCAGCGGTACGAAATTGTTCCTGGGATGATGCAAGAACTTGGTATCAACTCATTTGAACTTGACAACGGTTACAAGGTGTCAATCAAGGATGAGTATTACGCCAAGATCCCTGAAGCGTTTCAGTATGAGTGTTTCGAGTGGTTGCGTAAGAACGAACTTGACGGCATTATCAAAACTGCGGTAAACATGAATTTTGGCAAGGGTGAAGATGAATCTGCTCAACATCTGATTGATTGGATGACTGAGAACGGTTTAACACCTAATGTCAAAGAAACTGTTCACCCGCAGACCCTCCGCGCCTTTGTAAAGGAAAGGTTATCTAATGGTTTGGAACTTCCTATTGACTATTTTGGAGCTTCAGTAGTAAAAACTACTGTTATTTCAAAATGAAACTTATCGATTTGGAAAGATTGAAAGAACTTCTGGACTATGATCCAGAAACAGGTTTGTTTAAGTGGAAGGTTCATTTAAAATATTCTCCAAGATACGAAGGTGACTTGGCAGGTTACAATAATGAAGGTTATGTTAAGATAACCATCGACGGCCTATCTTATAGAGCACATCACTTAGCATGGTTTATAACTACTGGAAATTGGCCCAAGTTAGAGATTGATCATATTAATGGTGACAAATCTGACAATTCAATCTCTAACCTCAGAGATGTGACCAGAATTGTCAATATGCACAACAAAGGTGAATACAAAAATAACAAAACAGGATACACAGGTGTTCACTGGTATCCTAGATATGAAAAGTTTGCAGCACAGATAAGAACTAATGGTAAGTGTAAGACGTTAGGTTATTTTGAAACCGCTGAAGAAGCTCACGAGGCTTATCAAGAAGCCAAACTGAAACAACACCCTTCAGCGTTTGTTAAAGAACGTATGTCGGCAGGTCTTGAACTACCTGTTGACTTTTCGGAGCCTCTGTCGTTAAAACGACGGTGATTTCGAAGTAAAGACTTTGCTGGCAGGCTGACAATCCTACTGTCGTTAACGGAGCATTCTGCACCTGACTTGTCTAACGGTGTGGCGTTAGTTGTGGAACGTAGATCCGGGGCGAGCATAGCCCGATTGGTCACAACGAGTGCCGACTGACCGGCGTAAGCGGTCATTCTTCAGACTGTGGCAAGTTTGGAGTCTCTCCCTTAATTGCCAATCAAAAGGAGCCGATCATGGCGAAAACCGAAGTTGCTGTAAAAGAAAACACCGCTGTTGCAATTGCTGATGATGTCTATTCGCAGGACGCTGGAAGTGGTTTTGAGGAAACGTCGCAAGAAAGTTATGCGATTCCGTTTCTGAGTATCCTTCAGTCCGGTAGCCCGCAAGTCAAGAAGTCTGATGGGGCATATATCAAAGGTGCTGAAGAAGGTATGCTATTCAACTCTGTCACCCAGGAATGCTACGGTGAAGAAGGTGTTGAGGTCATCCCCTGTCACTACACGCAACGCTTTATTGAATGGGGTACGCGTGAATCCGGTGGCGGTTTCTTTGGTGAGCACCTACCATCTGATCCGATTTGCAGCACTACGACTCGTGACGAAAAAGGTCGCAACCTGTTGCCGAACGGCCATGCTCTCAATGACACGCGCAATCACTACGTCCTGATTCGCCGCAATGGTCAGTTGTCGCCGGCCATCATGAGCTTGAGTTCCACCCAAATCAAAGCATCCAAGCAGTGGATGTCGATGATGCAAGGTATCAAGCAAAAGAACCCGGCGACAGGTATGTTTGAAATTGCACCGATGTTCAGCCATGCGTACAAAATCAACACCGTTGCTCAGTCTAACGACAAAGGTTCTTGGTTTGGTTACAAGTTTGCAATGGTCGGTAAGGTGACTGATCAGGCTGAGTACGAGGAAGCCAAACAGTTCAACCACATTGTCAAGTCTGGTTTGGCAAAGGTCGAGCGCAAGATGGAAACTGAGGCTGCGAGCAATACTGCGACTGAGAAGTTCTAATCAGGTGTAAGGGTTAAAGGTTCACTAACCTTCGAGCGGGTGAAAAGCCCGTACGAATATTGCAGTGTTACCGGGCAGGGTGTAAAGTAATAGCCTGCCCGCTATAGGGGTCACATAGAAAATAAAGGCACGAGTGATGAGTCTTGCAGAACGCTTTTTCAATATCTACGGCGGTTTAGATCGGGCAAGAGGTAAGAATAAAACAACTGCAAAAGTTGGTAAGAATGGTAAGCGGGATTCAAGTAATCAAACCTTACGCGAACCTTACGATGTCAGGTGTTGGGATCGTCATCTCAACGGTGAAGAAGGTCTCGGTGTTATTCCGATTACTGACAATGCGACCTGTAATTGGGGCGCAATTGACGTAGACATCTACCCGCTTGATCTGGTTGAACTTGAAGCTAAGATCAACGGTTTAGAACTCCCATTCGTTGTTCTTAAAACCAAATCAGGTGGGGCACATCTTACAGCATATTTCAAAGAGTTCCAATCGTGTGCTGAAGTACGGGCAAAGATGGCCGAGGCCAGTTTTGCTTTAGGACTTGGAGAACGTGAGTTCTATCCAAAGCAGGTCAAGTTAGCGAACTCAAGTGACATTGGAAACTGGCTAAACATGCCATATTTTCAAGGCGCATTGACCGAACGCTATGCAATTATCAATGGTAAGCCCGCCACACCGGAACAGTTCCTTGACTACGTTGATTCAATCCGTTTAGATGCAGTAATTGACTTCGTTGTACCAGAGACAACTTCAGAGTTCTCAGACGGCCCGCCTTGCTTGCAAGCGATCACAAGTTCAAAAGCGGGTGAAGGTGAGCGTAATACCGTCCTGTTCAATATCGGTGTCTACTGCCGAGCCAAATTTGAATCAAGTTGGGAAGACAAACTCAGCGAGTTCAATCATCAATTTGTAGCACCTCCATTAAACCATCGTGAAGTTACGGCGATTGTAAAGTCACTTGAGAAAAAGAATTATGCGTACACTTGTAACAACGTTCCTCTATGCAATAACTGCAATCGAGAGACGTGTAAGGGTAGAGATTATGGAATTCACGCTTTTCAGCATATTGATGTTGGTATCGCATTAGACAGCATTACCAAGATGAACTCAGAGCCACCGATGTGGATTCTGTCAATTGAGGGTGTGCGTACTGAGGTAGAAACAGAAGATATATTGTCGCAAGAACGTTTCAAGATTGTTTGCGTCAACACCATAAACAAGATCCCAGGTAAGATGAAGGCCGAAGAATGGGATAAATTTATGCGGAACAAGTTGTCAACCATAGAGATTATAGAAGTACCTAAAGAAACGCGCATGAGCGATCGTATTACAGATCACTTGACACGCTACTTTGCAACGACTCCGCCGGCAAGGTCTCCAACCGACATTAATATTGGTCGTTGGGTTGACGAACCAGATGGTTACTATACTCGAGGTTCTGACTTTATGGACTACCTTAGAAGGCAGAACATTGAATTTGATGCTCGTAAAGTCTGGGTACTGATGATGGACTTAGGTGTAAAACCGATATATTATAGGAAAAATGAATGTTGGATTGTACCAAAAGAAGTGTATGACCCAAACGGCAAAGAAAAGAAGTTATCACTCCCACCAAAGGACATAAAGCATGAGGATTTCTGATAATCAGTCGTTGATACTTGGCCCTCCAGGATGCGGCAAAACGACGAAAGTGTTGAGTGAGATCGACACGTTGTTGCAAGCTGGGGAATCACCTGACAGAATAGCATTTGTCAGTTTTACAAAGAAGGCGATTGCAGAGGCAACGGGCAGAGCAGGTGAAAAGTTCAATCTCAAACCGCGTCAATTGCCGATGTTCAAAACGGTTCACGCAATGTGCTTCGCCGGACTTGGCATAGGTAAGAATGATGTCGTTGGTAAGGAACATTATAGAGAACTTGGAGAATGGTTAGGTTATCGGTTTGAAGGTACTTGGGATGAAAGTGAAGGAATTCCAGTTGGCAGTGAAAAAGGCGACACGCTTTTGTTCCTGGATAATCTTGCGCGGATTACACAGAAACCGCTTCGGGAAGTATGGGAAGAGAATTACCACGAATGTGAGTGGGAAGAATTAGAACGCTTCCAAGAAGGTTATCAAGACTTCAAGTCCAGCAAGTATGTCATGGACTTTACCGACATGTTGTCTGCTTATATTGCGATGTGCGACCCATCTCCGGCGCGGCAGGTGATTGTTGATGAAGCGCAGGACTTATCTTCACTCCAATGGTCTGTTTTGAAACACGCTTACGGCAATGTTCGGAAAACGATAATTGCTGGTGACGATGATCAAAGTATCTACAAATGGTCTGGCGCGGATGTTAATGCGTTTCTTGCATTAGAAGGTGACAAAACTATTCTGAGCAAGTCGTACCGTCTGCCGCGTTCTGTTCATGAAATTGCCAACGGTATAGTTCAGAAGATTGAGAACCGCTTTGACAAACCGTTTGACCCGCGTGATTCAGAAGGTGAAGTCAATTTCATGACCTCACTTGAAGAAGTTACAGTGGGTGACGAAAGTACATTGTTCCTTGTTCGCAATACTTATCTTGCAAGGCGTGTGCAAGATTACATGCACCGAATGGGTATCCCTTATACGAACAAGTATGGTTTCTCATCAGTACGTTCGGCGCATATCAAAGCTATTGAAGGTGTGGAGAAGCTGCGTAAGGCTGAACCAGCAACGGGTGCAGAAGTCAAGGCAATGTATGACAATATGCGAATTGGTGAATACCTAGCTCGCGGCTTTAAGGTCAAGGTTGCCAACCTCAAAGATACCGATCTATTTAGCTTTGCAGAACTGCGAAATAATTTTGGCCTATTAGACATAAGTTTATGGCAAAATGTACTTAGCGGTATTGGTGACGACCTTATAGCCTATTATCAAAGATTGAAAGCAAATGGTTACAATCTTGATTCAAAACCCAACTGTTCAATATCAACAATTCATGCTGCAAAAGGAGGTGAAGCTGATCATGTGGTCCTTCTTTCAGACATGGCTTACCGTTCTCACCAAGAATATGTGAAGCAGCCAGACAATGAACGTCGGGTTGCTTATGTTGGTGTAACAAGAGCAAAGGAAAAACTGACCATCGTTCTTCCTTCTTCAAAACTTTTCTACGATTACTACGGAGAGAGTCAATGAGCGAAGCGATAGCGATGTTGAAAGCGGTTTATAATCGTCTTATAGAGTTACAAAGGTATGTTCCGGCAGCAGAAGTTAAACGAATTATCGAAAGGTTAGAAAATGACTGAAATGGAAGAATTGTTCGTTTATTGGGTCAAAGAACGTGAAGCAATCCGTGTCAAGAAAGAAGCGGGTGAGCCAAAACCTTGGACTGATGACCCTATTTTCCAGACTTACAAGTTCACAAATGTAAGGCGTGAAGATGATACGGTCAGCAAGTGGATCACTGAAAACTGGATTGAGCCGAACGACCCGCATCCGAACATGTGGTTTGCGATGATCGTTGCACGTTTGTTCAATTGGCCTCCGACACTTGAAGAGATTTGTTTCCCGCAAATCACCTTTCCAGAACTTAAAGAAAAGTGGCGGCGCAATCTCAAAGGTCTGCGTGACATTGGTAAAGAGAAGATCTTCACAGGGGCATATCTTGTTTCAACCAACGGTGTGAAGATGGACAAGATTGATTACATTCTTGACCGCGTGTTGACTCCGATATGGGAGAAGGGTCGTGCTCCTAAGATACAGTTGCTAAATGAAAATAAACCAGAATCACTCGAAGGATACTGGACACACTTGCGCCAATTCGACGGTCTCGGTAGTTTCATGGCAGGGCAGGTGATTGCAGACTTGAAGTTTACTTCTGAACTCAAAGATGCACCAGACTGGTGGACTTGGGCACCCCTTGGACCGGGTTCAATTCGTGGTTTGAATCGTTTTCACGGTCGCCCCGTTGATAAATCGTTGCGCCAAGACAAAGGGCTAGAAGAAATTCGTGAAGCACAGCGATTGTTGTACGACGAACTTGAATGGCATCTTCCGGCGCACAACATACAGAACTGCTTTTGCGAATTTGACAAATACCTTCGCGTCAAGAACGGCGAAGGTCGTCCCCGTTCACTTTACCCAGGAGTTAAGTAATGACAATGCAAATCAAAGTTTGCGGTTTACCGTTTGATGTCAACTTTGTTGAAGGTGGTCATGCCGTAAGTCACAATAAAGAACGTATCCATCTATACGGCGAAGTGTCTTACGAAAATGAGTCAATTCGCATTGACAATACCAAATCGTTGCAGATGATGAACCAAACGTTCTGGCATGAAGTTATGCACGTTATTGTCGAACGTATGAGTATTCGTGAGTTAATGACTCAAGACAATTGTCACCTTGAAGTACCGATTGATCAAATTGCCCTCGGTATCTTCACTGTTTTGAATAGTATCGATAAAGATGTAATTGTCTACAAGGAGGAAGCATAAATGCTAGTTATCCGTGGTCAAAATGTAAACGATATCTTGCCAGTCGGCATCATGCACTTGAAGAATGGAGAAAAACGTGACTCAAGAAACGGACCGGTCCTCGAAATCCCAACAACTGTTGCAGTGCATTACGACTATCCCGATGAACGTGTCCTCTTCGAGCCTTTGCGAGACGCCAACCCCTTCTTTCATCTCTTCGAAAGTCTCTGGATGCTCGCTGGACGCAACGATGTGGGATTCCTTAATGAATACAACTCAAGAATGGCGCAGTACAGCGATGACGGGCAAGGATTCAATGCTGCCTACGGGCAAAGACTTCGTTCCGGATTTGGCTATGATCAACTTGATGAAGTCATTAAACGTCTCAGAAAAGATCCCGACGATAGACAGGTCGTACTTCAAATATGGGATACCGCTGACCTTACAAAAGACACTAAAGATAAAGCCTGTAACCTAGTTATCACCCCGCGCATCCGTAACGGCAAACTCGACTGGACAGTGTTCAATCGTAGCAATGATTATTTGCTCGGCATGACCGGAGCTAATGTCGTTCACATGTCGATCATTCAAGAATATGTTGCTCGTATGATCGGTGTGCCAATGGGCAGCTACGAGCAGATCAGCAATTGTCTACACGTTTATACAGAACTGACGCCGCATTGGGAGAAGATGAAAGACCTACCTTTGACCGTTGACTGCCCTTACAAATCTGCCCGCGTTACACCGTTCCCATTGATAACCAACAAAGAAAGTTGGATGTCAGATCTGTACACTTGGATGGACAAGCTGTGGGGCGGACAGGTTTACGTTGATCCGTTCTTTAACTACGTTGCGAAGCCGATGGCTATCGCGCACCGGGCACACAAGGATGGGCGCAACGGGTTACAATATGTAAACGCTATACAGGCAACCGACTGGAGATTAGCTTGTGAACAATGGCTTACTCGCCGTGAATCAAGTGTTTGAAGATTGTATGCAAAACATTTCAAACACAATTGAAAAGAATATTAACAACACCCTCGCTAAAGGACCATTTATGTCAGCAAATGATAAGCAAATCGGCGGCAACCACTATGATAAAAGTGGTGAGCAACATTGGGATCGTATGTTCCGCTTGTATGGACGAGGTTATTTTGTCGGATGTTCGACAGGTTATATTGAACGTTACCATTTGAAGAACGGTAAGCAAGATCTTAAGAAAGCCATCCACTTCATTCAGAAGTTGATTGAACTTGAGTATCCTGAAGAGAAGGAAAAAGGTTTAGATATAGCTTTGAAAGAACCTGCTAACTGGGATGAATTCTACGCAAAACAGAGTTCCGAACCGATTTCCGATATTCTTAAAGAATTGGATAGTATGGCGAGAGAAGTTGCAGGTATTCCCGACCATCTCAAAGAGTTCGTTCCTACCGACCGGCAGAAAGAAGTCGCTGCAAAGTTCGAAGATCTACGCGAAAAACACATGAATGCCATCAGCCCGATGATGCAAAGAATCTTGGAAGATAAAGAATGGGACGTTGACGCCGATGAACCGTTACCCAACGGTTATGTAAACCAAGACAAATAGTTGTGGTAATATGGGGTTGTGCCGTTTGTATAGCGGCACAACAACTAATCTTATAGGTGATATATGAAACATGAGCAAAGTTTGCAGTCGCAAGAAGACGAA